TGTAAATCTTCTCGGGTAGATCAAGGCAGTCCTCCTTGAGCACACGGTAGGCAAACATATCTATCTTGTTGGTTAGTTCATCGATGTTCTTGTAGCCTACGATCTGTTGAAAGGCCTGTGCTCCCATGGTTCGCCGCTGCGTGACAGCGTATCGACCTTGGAACGAGTAATAAGACTCATGTCCGAGCAGCCCTTTGCGCATGAACTCGAACTGCGAATAGATATCCATCGGACTTTTTGTAACTGGAGACCCTGTCAAGAGTCTTCTGTACTTGAACCCCTCGGCTATTCCCATTAGTTGTTTAGTGCGCTTGGCTTTGTGGTTTTTGATGGTTGTTGATTCGTCGATTGCTATGAGACCATAAGGACCAAGCGCACGACTCAGCCACTTACCAGCCGTGCTACCCTTCACACTGGAGAACGCCTCGACGTTCATGACAAATATGGTGAGTCCAGCGAACGGCTCCTTCACAGACTGCACTTCCGCCTGTTGTTTCTTGGTTCCACCGGACACCCACCGAATCACTCGATGCGGAACCTCGTTGGACATGTGTTCGGGGATCTCCTTGGCAACCCAGTTGCGGTACACACCCTTCGGTGCAATCACCAGGGCGAAGTTAATCTTGCCCTCGAGGAACAGCATCCCGATGTTGTCGATCAAAACCTTGGACTTACCTGTCCCCATCTCCATGAAGTAGCCAAACTCTGGTCGATCCCACCCCTGTTCAAGGGCCGTGACCTGGTGGTCAAAAGGTTTTAGTTTATATTTGTAGTTGACATTCATCACATACCTCCACTATTGTCTCCAGTACGGATAGCATGAGGCTACCGGACAAATCAACCCTGAAGAGGAAAAACTTATGGAAGACATATTTGAAGACATGTTCGACGAGGCTGACGCAGTTGGTCGCGTGGACACTGGAACGGGGAAGCAACTCAGCCAACTCGTCCGCAACCTCCGCACTGTCGAGAACGACATTGAAGAAGCGGAGACACACTTGAAAGCATTGAAGCAAGAGAAGCACAAGCTATCAGTGGAGAACATCCCAGCCTTGATGGATGAGATGGGAGTAGAACGTCTGGATGTAGACGGCGTGACTGTGGAGCGGAAGATGATTGTCGCCGCATCCATACCTGTCGCCAACAAAGATCAGGCGTTTGACTGGCTGCGTGACAACAATCTTGATGACATCATCAAGAACGATGTGACCTGCTCGTTTGGTAAGGGAGAAGACAACGTAGCGGGGGACGTGATTGGTCTCTTGCAGGAGCGTGGCTTTGATCCCAAGACCAAGACCCATGTTCACCCGTCAACACTGAAGGCGTTCATCAAGGAACGTATCACTGACGGTAAACCAATCGACCTCGACCTGTTCGGGGCGTTCATCTCAAACACAGCAGTAATCAAGAGGAAAGCATAATGGGTGCGTATAAGAATAAAATGTTGGAAGAGATGGAAGATGAAGACCACACGGATGAGTATGGTGCTTCCATGGACAATGATGATCCGAAATCTTTATGGGATGAGGAAGATGAATTTGAAGACGACTTGATCGAACGGTCCATCGAGGATGCGGCGATTGAAGCAGACATAAAGCGTCAAGATGATGCGTTTAGAAAGGCAAAGAACAATGGCTAACGCAGTAGCAAAAGCAAAAAGTGCAGAGTTAAGCACAGACGTATTGGACGATATCTTTGAAACAGCAGGGGACGGCGCGTCCTTTGCCGCGGACGAGATGCAGATTCCGTTTATCCGGATCCTGCAAGCACTGTCTCCGCAGCTGAACAAGAAGAAGCCTGAGTTCATCGAGGGGGCATCGTCCTCTGACATGTACAATACGGTCACTGGTCAGCACTGGGACGGCGAGGAAGGCTTGGTTGTTGTACCATGCTTCCAAGTCACCAAGTATCTGGAGTTCGTACCTCGTGATATGGGGGGCGGGTTCAAGGGAGAAATCCCTCCGAACGATCCGATGCTGCAACGCACCACTCGCGAGGGGTCCAAAGAGATCCTGCCTCACGGCAACGAGTTGGTTAAGTCAGATCAGCACTACTGCTTGGTGCTTGATGCCGACGGTGGGTTCCAACCTGCGGTCATCGATATGAAGTCGAGCCAGTTGAAGGTCAGCCGCCGCTGGAAAACCCAGATCGCAATGCAGAAGATCAAGCATCCTAAGACTGGTGCGATGGTTACTCCTGCGGTCTACGCTACGACTTGGCGTTTGACTACGACTGAAGAGTCCAATGACCAAGGTACATGGGGCAACTACCAAGTTGCGAACGAGGGCTTGGTTACATCGCGTGATGTCTTGATGGAAGCGAAAGCATTCCGAGAGTCCATCATGGCTGGTGAAGTGAAAGCTGCTAAAGACCCAGAACAACAGGCCGCGGCCAGTTCTGTACAGGATGATGATTCCATCCCGTTTTAAGCAGTTCGACAGGGTGGTTCTTGGGGAAGAGCCACCCTGTTCTTTTCACTTAGGAGCAGTACATGACACAAGCACAAAGACTGCTTGCAGTATTCGTTGGGGCTAAGGCTGCGCACGGCACAACAACCGTGGGCCGAGTCGGACGGAATGGTAAAGCAGAATCCAAGAGTATGATTGTTCGTGAACCTCTGACCGAGGAACTTGTGCAGGCCCACATCGATGGGAAGCAGGGTATCGGTGCAATCCCAATCAACGAAGAGAACAAGTGTAAGTTCGGTGCGTTGGACATAGACATCTATGATCTGAACCACAACGAGGTCCAGGCCAAGATCCAGAAGATGAAGCTGCCGTTGGTGCATTGCCGATCAAAGTCGGGCGGTGCTCACCTGTACTTGTTCTTGAAGGACTGGGAGCAGGCGGCGGACATACGAGATTATTTGACAGAGATGTCTATAGCTCTGGGCTACAGCGGTTGCGAAGTATTCCCGAAGCAAGACACGATCATCGCGGAGCGTGGTGATGTGGGCAACTTTATCAACACGCCATACTTCAACGCGGAGTTACCGCAGCGGTACGCCTTCAACGAGAAGTGCGAAGCCTTGGAACTGGATGAGTTCTTGGAACTGGTAGATAAGACCAAGGTGTCTTTGGCAGACCTTGAGAGTATGCGCTTATCCAAGCCTCGTCAGCATTTCACAGACGGACCACCCTGCCTTGAACATCTGGCGGCGGAAGGTTCGATCTCGGAGTACCGCAACAACACGTTCTTTAACGTGGCTCGGTACTGCAAGATGAAGAGCCCTGACGATTGGCAGAAAGAGTTCGAAGGGTACAACCGGACTTTGTCCAGCCCTCCTCTGCCGTCCAGTGAGATTGTGAATCTGACCAAGCAGCACGAGAAGAAAGATTATCTGTATACCTGCAAGGAAGAACCGATGCGCAGCTACTGCGATCCGGCGATCTGCGCCACCCGCAAGTTTGGCATTGGAACCGATGGTCCTGACAACGTGGCTGTCGGCGGTCTTACCATCATGCTGTCGGAGCCTCGGCTGTTCTTCATGGACGTTGATGGTGATAGGATCCAGCTGAGTACTGAGCAGTTGCAGAACCAAACCTTATTCCAGAGAGCGTGTATGGATCAGAAGAACATCATGCCGCCAAAGATGAAGGACGCGAAGTGGCAGCAGTTGGTCAACAGCCTGATGCAGGGAGCAACCTTCTTGGAGGTGCCGCCGGAACTAACGATAGCTGGTCAGTTTAAGGATCACTTGCGGTCTTACTGCACAAGCCACGTTCGGGCGATGGCTCCCGAGGAGATCGATCTGGGCAAGCCCTGGACGGACGGAGGTACAACCAAGTTCAAGCTGGATGGGTTGCTTGAGTATCTGCACCACCGCAGGTTCAGTTCCCTCACACGGGGTCAGATCATGCAGATGATTCGTGATCTCGGGGGAGACACGGGCAAACAAAACATTACGAAGCGTTCATCGAAGGGTGAGATTAAGTCATCCCTGCGTTGTTGGGTTATCCCTGCGTTTGATGAAGAAGAAATAGAACTACCAGTCAAGGAGATCTCAAATGACATCCCATTCTAATAAGCTGATGCGGGTATCAGACGTAGCAGACTTGCTCGGGGTATCTAAATCATACGTCTACAAGCTAGCGCAGACGGACGAATCGTTTCCTGTACCCATCGTTCTGGGTTCAGAGCACAAGAAGAGATCGTCAAGCCGCTGGGTTCTGTCTGAGATAGAGGACTGGGTTAACTCCAGACCACGAGGAAAAGAACTATGATACAGAATGCAAAGCTGCTTCTCGGTCCTCCAGGTTGTGGGAAAACGTACAGGCTGATCCAAGAGATCAAGACCGCCTTGGAGAAAGGAACCCACCCGTCTCGTATTGGTGTGATCTCGTTTACCCGCAAGGCGATTGAAGAGATGATCGCTAGGTCCTGCGCTGAGTTTAACCTCGAGGCCAAGGATTTCCCGTACATGAAGACCAGCCATGCCTTCGGGTTCCACGGCCTTGGTCTCAAGACAACCGACATCATGAACGCCGAGGACTACAACAACATCGGCAGGGAGTTGGGTCTTACATTCGAGGGCCGAGAGTACACGTCCTTGGACGGGGGCATTACTCTTCCTACGATTGGTGGGGCAGGGTCGCGCTATCTGCAACTGGACAGCCGTGCCAGACTCCGGATGGTGGACCTTGAGCAAGAGTACAACGAAGAGGCGGACTGGAACCTGTTCTTTGCCAAGCTCAAGCAGTTGTCCGAACAACTCGTGGAGTACAAACGATCCACCGATAAGTACGACTTCGTGGATATGATTGAAAAGTTCATTGAGTACGGGGAGTCACCCTACTTGGACTACCTGTTTATCGATGAGGCTCAAGACTTCACGCCCCTGCAGTGGGAGATGGCGAAGAAGATCGCTGCGTCCTCGGACAAAGTTTGGATTGCAGGGGATGATGACCAAGCCATCCACCGTTGGACAGGCGTGGATGTAAACCTCTTTAACAAAAGTTCGGACAACATCGAGGTCCTGAGTCAGTCGTATCGGATACCCAAGGCGGTACACGAGGTTGCCGAAAGGATATCCATGCGGATCAGTGGCCGTCATGAAAAGGTCTTTGACTCCAGAGATGAGCAGGGCAAGGTCGAGTACGTTAACTACTTGTCGGAGATCCCGCTGCACGAAGGCTCGTTTACTTTGATGGCACGAACCAACGGGTACGTCACAGAGATGGCGAACTGGTTGCGGTCTGCAGGTCTAAAGTATTCTCGCAACGGCAAGTCCAGCCTATCAGAGGAGATGGTCAGCAACCTGATAACATGGGACAGACTTTGCCAAGACAAACCTGTCGGTCTGCAAGAAATCAAGACGCTGTATTCGGGGGTCAAGAAGCAAGGCGTGGATGCTGTTGTGACAAGGGGATCGATCAAGTTGCTTGATGCTCTACCGAGCGATGCGCAGTTGAACATGGGCACCCTGATCAAAGACTACGGTCTGTTGCGGGATTCTTCGTATGGTGCGTATGAGGTTCTCAATGTCCCAGCCTCCGAGCAGGAATACATCGATGCGATATTCCGCCGAGGGGAGGATCTTCTTTCTGCCCCTCGTATCAAGGTGTCTACGTTTCATGCTATGAAGGGAGGGGAGGATGACAACTGTGTGGTATGGACGGCATCAACGAAAGCCTGTGACAGGACCAAGTTCCCTGATGATGAGCACCGAGCGTTCTATGTTGGTGTGACTAGGGCCCGACATAATCTCTACATCTTACTCTCCAACAACAAGTATAGGTACACAATATGAAACTAACTAGAAAACACGAGATCGATGCCGCAGCGGCAGTCTTCTCTAATAAACACCCCGAGGTTAACGAACTGTTTGTTCGGTTCACTACAGAGATTATTAACCGAGGGTTCAAGAACTACTCAGTCAGTGCTATTTTTGAGCGCATCCGCTGGGAGACGGACCAAGCAGATGTGGATGGCAAGTCTACGTTCAAGCTAAACAACAACTACCGTGCTTGGTATGCTCGTAGATTTATGGAACATAACCCAGAACATGCAGGGTTTTTTAGAACCAGACGCCGTGCAAGTGCGCTGCAAGACGCTTTAGGTTTATACGAGCTTACTCCCGAGGATTTTGAATATGAAACGCGATGAAGTATTAGACACCGCCAAGGAACTGATCAATGGATCGAGGGCCAAGGACTACGGGGATGCATACGAGAACTTCGAACGTATCGCCGAGGGTTGGAACACAATCATCCGAAACGCTATGAATACCCATGGGCACGTCACACCGCAGCATGTTGCGTTGATGATGGACTGGGTGAAGACGGCTCGTCTTCTCAACGATATCGACAAGGCAGATTCGTGGATCGACAAGTGTGGTTACAGCGCCTTGGGCTCAGAGTTCTCGGATCGTGAGTCGGAAATACAGAAGCGTCTGGATGTATTCTTGAAGAAGGACACCTAATGTCACAGCAGAATCTTTTCTCAGAGGATGGCGGTGAGCACAGCGACCTCAACTACCAGATCAAAGGCGAGATGGATATCATCGAGGTCGATTGGAACATCCCCACAGAGTACCCAGATCTCACTGGATACAAAGAAGTCGCCGTCGATCTGGAAACCAAGGACCCGAATCTTGTAACTCTTGGCCCAGGGTGGGCCCGAAACGATGGGCACATCATCGGCATTGCTGTCGCTGCGGGAGAGTACAAGGGCTACTTCCCCATCCGGCACGAGAACGGACACAACCTAGATCCGCGGATCACGATGAAGTGGTTGAAGAAGCAGCTGTCTGTGCCAGAGATGGACGTGAT